AAAGAGCGCAGCAGACGACGCTTACGATGAGGCTTCTGCTGCATGGTCGAGAGCAAACAAGGCCTATCAGGATCGGTGCACCGACCAGAATGTGTTTGATGTGCTCACCTCCGGTGGTACGAAGTTCGGTATTTTCAGCGACTCGTACAGCGGACGGCTTTACATCAATGCCGATTATATTCGTTCTGGCACCATCAATGCCGATTATATCGACCTGTCGTGTGATTATGGTGGATTCTGCAAAGGGCATGGCTCTGACGGTCAGCATACGACCTACGGTGCGATGATGTATGGTTCTAACGGTCCTGGTTGGGAGCCTTATATTATTGTTACCAATGCCGGCGCCCGTATCTCCGGTTCCGGAGCAGACCTTGTTGTTTCCAGCGGCATCACCATGAGTGAAGAGCCAAGTTACGGTTCCGACTTAAGGATCAAGAACAGTATCGACTATGATCTTGCCTCTTATGAGGCGTTCTTCCTGGCGCTGAAGCCATCCACCTTCAAGTATAACAAAGGTACTTCCGGACGGAAACATTTCGGCTTTATCGCCCAGGATGTAGAACAGGCAATGCTTGACACCGGACTTACGTCAGATCAACTTGCGGCACTTGTCAAAGATCCTGTCAAAGAGATCCTTTCGGATGGCATCACGGACTACCGTTACAGCATCCGATACGGCGAACTTATTGCGCTCAATACGCACATGATCCAGAAACTCTATCAAATGGTCGAAGAACTGCTTCAGCAAAAGGAGGGATAATGTTGAAGAAACAGCTTAAAAATTCAGAAATGGTCGTGATGGTCCAGAACCTGCGGCCGCTTCTTCAGCTCCGCAACAAGATCGGCTATATCGCCGCGAGGAACTTCCGGATGCTTTCTACTGCTTTGACCGAGTATGAAGCATTCAAACACGACCTCATCAACAAATACGGAGAGCCCGACAAGGATGAAAGTGGCAACGAGACCGGAACCATTTCCATCAAGGTGGGCTCTCCTAATTTTAAGGCCTTCTGCGACGAGCTTGCTCCGTTCAACGAGATGGAGCATGAGGTCGAGCTGATGGCCGCTAAGTATGAAGAT